ATCCATCATCAGGAATTGGAACTCAGGCAAAAATTGATATTATTGCTGGATTTGGATCAGATATTATTGATTTCTCAATCTCAAATACCGGATTTGGATATAGAAATGGACAATACCTAACCGTTCCAACTGGAGGTCCTACAGGAATTCCTACAAATCCAACTTTAGGTGGCAATTTTGAAAACTTTACTATTGCTGTCAAAGATGTTTATAGTGACAAATTTGCAGGATGGTCTATCGGACAACTTCAACCAATAGACAACTTCAGCAATGAATTCGATGGAAGAAAGACTGATTTCCAAATTAAGATAGGAGGAGTCATAACTTCTATTAGATCATCTAAGGGATCAAATATTAATATCCAAGATACGTTAATTGTATTCTACAATAATATACTTCAAGTTCCTGGAGAAGCATACACTTTTAATGGAGGAAGTACTATCATATTCTCAGAACCACCAAAATCTGGGGATATTGTAAGAATACTATTTTACAGAGGAAGTGGATCCATTGATGTTGTAGATGTTGATATTTTAGAAACAGTTAAAGAAGGTGATACCCTTCAGATCGTAAATGATCCAAAGCTTGGACAGAGTGAATTTTTGGAAGAGGATCCAAGAGTTGTTATGAGCATTGACTCTGTTGACGTTGTTTCTACAAACCCATATTTTGGCCCAGGAAACACTTCCGATATTAATTTGGAAAGACCTGTTGTTTGGTGTCGCCAAACTGAGGATCTATTGTTGAATGGAAAGAGAGTTGCGAAAGATAGAGACTTGTATAAGGCGATGATTTATCCTTCATCAAATATCATCAATACTGTTGGAGTTGGATCAACAACAATTTATGTTGAAAATGTATTTGCAGTCTTCAATCCACAGAATGAAAGCGACCTTTCTCTATCTTTCCAGAAAGATATTCTGATAGTTTCCCAAGACGAAAAAGTAGCGGCTGCGGCTACTGCTGTTGTTTCTGTTGGAGGAACAATTTCTTCAATAGTTATTAGTGATGGTGGTGTTGGATATACAACAAGTCCTTCTGTTATTATTGGCAATCCTGTTGGTCTTGGAACAACACAAAGAGCTACTGCCACCGCATCAATAAGTAATGGGGCCGTAACTTCAATAAGCATTACTGGATCAGGTGGAACTGGTTATGCATCAACAACTCCTCCGGTTGTTCTAATTGAACCTCCAACAGGACTAACAGAAAGAATCAATTCTGATGTTTCATACTCAGGTGATTTTGGACAAATTGTTGGAGTTGCTGCTACAAGTATTGTTGGAGTTGCTTCTACTGGATTAATATTCAGTTTGTTTATTCCAAATAATTCTGTTCTTAAAAATACGGATGTAGTTGGAACTGCTATTACGGTAAGTAGCCTTTCTGTTGGAGATTACTTCGTGGTCAAGGGATCAAATGTTGGAACATCTCTAACATCACTGTCATCCGGATCTCAAGTAGTTGGAGTTGGTACGACTTGTATTGATAATGTGTATCAGGTTGTTGGAACAGCAACAACTCAGAGAAATATTGCTGGTGTTGGAACAACAACCGTAAACAATGTTACAGTTAGTGTTATAAGTTATAATGGATATAATTTCTCTGCTCTTGGAGTTAGCACACAAACTAATTTCGGTTTGTATAGTTGGGGCAAGATAACAACGAGTGCCAGAACATCTGACCAAGAATTTGGTGCATATAATCAAAATGGAACTGGAGGAATTTCTACTTCTCCATATGTAAGAAGATACCTACCATTGAAAATACAAAATTACATCGTATAAAATTCCACTATTCACCCTTAATAAATAAGTAAAAAACAGTTAAAATGGCTGCAATCATAACTGATCAAATTAGAATATTAAATGCAAGAAATTTTCTTGCTGGAGTGACAACCTCTGGTAGTTCTTATTATTCTTTTATAGGTCTTCCAAACGCTACTGATATACAGTCTGATTGGGATAATAGTCCTCCTGCTCCTGTAGATAATTTTGATAACGAAAATGAAATTTGGGAAACAGTAATAGGACTAAAGAAGATTAATAGTAATGATATTAAATTAGTAATTCCAAAGATCGTCTGGAGATCGGGAAATACTTATGACATGTATCGTCATGACTATAGCACTTCAAATACCGCTAAAGTATCTGGATCTACTAGTCTCTATGGTTCATTTTTCTATGTAATGAATAGTGATTATAGGGTTTATATTTGTTTACAAAATGGAACTTCTCCTGATAATCCTAATGGAGCTCCATCTCTAGATGAACCAACTTTTGTTGATTTAGAACCAAGAGCTGCTGGTTCTAGCGGAGATGGTTATGTTTGGAAGTATCTTTACACAATAAATCCATCAGATATTGTCAAATTTGATTCTACTAATTATATTCCAGTCCCATCTGATTGGGAAACTTCAACAACAAATGCCTCAGTTAGAGATAATGCTGTCGATGGTTCAATTAAAATAGTAACAATAACAAACAGGGGAATTGGATTAGGGACAGCAAATGCAGTATATAGAAATGTTCCAATAAAGGGAAATGGAACGGGTGCTGAATGCACAATAACAATGAATGCAGACTCTAGAGTAGAGGACATTATAGTAACTTCTCAGGGTTCTGGATATACTTGGGCGAATGTTGATTTAGTTGCTGGTGGGGTGCCAACTGGAACAACAAGACCAACATTTGATGTTATTATTACACCTCAAGGAGGTCATGGTGCAGATGTTTATAGAGAACTGGGAGCAAAAAATGTTCTTATGTACTCTAGATTTGAAAATGATATACAAAATCCTGATTTTATAACGGGAAATCAAATAGCTAGAGTTGGTATTGTAGAAAGACCCAATACATTCGGCACCAATACGCCACTAAGTATAGACAAAGCTAGCGCAGTTAGTGCCGTAAAATTAACAGGGATAGGTTATAGTTCTGCAACGTTTGATGCAGATACTTTTATTACACAAACAGTATCCACAGGAACAACAGCTGTAGGTAGAGTTGTAAGTTATGATCAGTCTACGGGAGTTTTAAAATTCTGGCAAGATAGATCACAATCAGGATTTAGTACTGTAGGAGTTGCAATTACAAATCCACAATATGGATATGATCAAGTTGAGTTTACTGGTTCTCCGGGAACAGGCGGAAGTTTAACTATCCTTGGAGGATCTGTTGAGGAAGGTCTTTCAATTGAGAACACATTTACAGGCGTATCAACCGTAATAAATAATAGAACATTCTACCTTGGACAATCATTCACTAATGGTATTGCAAGTCCTGAAGTAGAAAAATACTCAGGAAACATACTTTATGTTGATAATAGACCATCTGTAACCAGATCGACTAACCAAAAAGAAGACATCAAGGTTATATTACAATTCTAAAGAATTATGTCACAAATCACAAACCTCAACGTCGCTCCATACTATGATGATTTTGATCCAGCAGATAATTATCATAGGGTTTTATTTAAACCAGGATATCCCGTTCAGGCTAGAGAGTTAACCACATTACAATCTATATTACAAAATCAAATTGAGAGGTTTGGTCAGCACTTTTTTAAAGAAGGTGCTAAAGTAATTCCTGGCAATACAGCATATAATAGGAACTATTATGCTGTTGAACTAACACCAACATATCAAGGAGTACCTATTGATGCATATGCTGAACAATTAATCGGTTTAAAAATAACAGGACAAAGTTCTGGCGTAACAGCTGTTGTCGATAGTGTTCTTTTATCCAGCGAATCTGAAAGAGGAAATCCAACACTATATGTAAACTATTTGTCATCTAGCAATCAAGATAATAATACTCAACAATTTTCTGATTCAGAGACTCTTGTAGCTGATGGACAGATTGTTAGTGGTCTTTTGGGAAATGATGTAATTCCTTCCGCAAGTCCATTTGCATCTACTATTGCAAATCAAGCAACATCAATAGGATCTGCTTTTTCTATTGTAAACGGTGTATATTTTATCAGAGGTCAGTTTGTAAATGTATCTGATGAGACTTTAGTTCTCGATCAGTATACAAACAATCCATCATATAGAATTGGATTATATGTCAATGAAGAAATTGTAACATCAGATCAAGATGAGCAGTTAACCGACAATTCTCAAGGATTTAATAATTATGCAGCACCTGGAGCTGATAGGCTAAAAGTATCTACATTTCTATTTAAAAAATCATTAACTGATTTTAATGATGAGAATTTTATTGAATTAGCTGTAGTAGAGAATGGAATTCTTAGATCATCTAAAGTTACAAATCAGTATAGTTTAATCACAGATGAGTTAGCAAGAAGAACATATGATGAATCTGGAAACTATTATGTAAAACCATTTGGAGTAAATCTTAAAGAATCTCTAAATGATAGAGAAGGAAATAGAGGAATTTTAGAAGAAAATCAACTTTCTCCAGGAGGAAGTATACCTACAGATGATCTAGCATTATATGAAGTTTCTCCAGGAAAAGCATATGTAAAAGGATATGAAATTGAAACAATAAGTCCAACTCTTTTAGATGCTCCTAAACCTAGGACAACAAAAACAATAGAGAATCAATCAATTTTCTATAATACAGGATCCACTTTAAGACTTAATAGAGTTTATGGGGCTCCATTAGTTGGATCAGGAACAACCTATGTCTTGAGTTTAAGAGATAGAAGAGTAGGATCTACAAATTCTACTGCAGTTGGTGCAGCGCAAACTGAACCTGCTGGGGAAGAAATTGGCGTCGCTAGAATTTATGATTTTAGATTGGAATCTGGTTTGTATAGTTCATCAAATGGCAATTTAAATGAATGGAATGTATCCCTATTTGATATTCAGACTATTACGAAAATTACTCTAAATGAAAATGTAACATTAGAAACTCCAACATTTGTAAAGGGCAAATCTAGCGGATCAACTGCTTTCTTAAAGAATAGTGTTACTGATAGTAATGTAATTGAACTATATGAAACATCTGGATCTTTTATTAGATTTGAGGGATTTGAATTTGATGGAATTGATAATGGAAGAGTATCCACAGCTATAACTTCATATGGTTTATCAGATGTTAAATCTGTTTATGGTAAAGTCGGAGTGGGAACAACATTTAGTGCTGATGTAATTCAATCTACAAAATTTAATGTTGGAATTGCAACTATAAGTTCTGTTAATAGCAATGGAATTAGTACTGTATCATCAACAAATCCTATTTTTCCTGGCAATGTTGTAAGTGTTGGAGATTTAATCAGTTATACGAGCACAGATCCTCTTCAAAGTTTTACTGATCCAGTTTTTGCTAGAGTTGTCTCAGTAAACGATTCAAATATAACAATTTCTGGAGTTACTACTGTTTCTGGAATTGTTCAGGGAAGGCTGCCAGAAACATCTCCTAGAATTGAGGTGACTGATCTTAAGGTATTAGAAACTAAATTAGCATCATCTAGCGATAGTACATTATATACAGCACTTCCCAAAAATAATATCTCTCAATTGTCACTAAATGATTCTTTTATAACTCTCAGAAAATACACTACAGTAAATATTGTCAATAATGAATTATCTGCAGTAGTTAATGCAGGAACTAATGAAACATTTTTACCTTATGATGAAGAAAGATATTCTTTGATTAGATCTGATGGATCTACGGAAATTTTAACATCAGATAAATTTGCATTCTCTAATGGCGCAAAAGAACTTCAAATCTACAATTTAGGATCGAACGATACTGGAGCTCAGTTAATTTACACAGTTAAAAAGTTAAATCCAGTAGCTAAGAAAAAGAGAAGAAATAGAGTTAATTCTGTTATTGTAAATAAATCCAAACTTTCCGGTTCTGGTATTGGCGCAACAACTCTAAATGATGGATTAAGTTATGGAAATTATGCCTTTGGCACAAGAGTACAAGATAATAGAATATCTCTAAATTTTGGAGATGTTATTACTGTTCATGCAGTTTATGAATCTGCAGATACTTCTCCAGCATCAGCTCCAACCATGATTATGTCCTCTCTTTCAGGACCATCCGCAAAAACAAGTGATTTGGTTATTGGAGAAAGATTTACTGCACAGAACAGTGGAGCTAGAGGAATAGTTGCAGAAATACTAACAGATAGTCAAATATCATTTATTTCTAAAAATGATATTGATATTAGAGAGGGAGAAACTATTGTATTTGAAGAAAGTGGAGTTCAAGGTGTAATTTCTGTCTTAAATGAGTCTAGTTTTGATATTTCGGACAATTTTAAATTTAGCACTGGACAAAATGGATCTTATTATGGAGTTTCATCCATACTGAGAAAAGATGGAATAGAAGAGCCATCAAGACAATTAAAAATTTATTTTGAAAACGCTTATTTCGAATCTTCTGATGATGGGGATATTGTAACTGCTAATTCATATTCAGATTTTAACTATGGAAGAGATATTAGAACAGTTGATGGGCATAGAAATACTGATATTATAGATATTAGACCAAGAGTTTCTAGTTACACTTTATCTGAAGGTTCTAGGTCTCCATTTGAGTTTTATGGAAGATCTTTTAATCAGACAGGAAATTCTTCATCAGTATTATCTTCAGATGATTCTTTTGATGTAACATATTCATATTATCTTCCAAGAGTAGACAGAATTTTCTTAACTAATTCTGGAAAGTTTCAAGTTCAATATGGAACTCCATCAGAAACTTTAGAAAAACCTTTAGAAATTGATGATGCTATTGAAGTTGCTACAATAACCCTTCCCCCATATCTTTATGATACAACTCAAGCCAAAATTGAATTTTTACAGTATAAAAGATATAGAATGGTTGATATTAATCAACTTGAAAAGAGAATCAAAAATCTAGAATATTATACCGCACTTTCCTTATTAGAAACAAATACTGCTAATTTCTTTATTCCTGACGAAAGTGGGTTGAATAGGTTTAAGTCTGGATTTTTTGTAGACAACTTTACTTCATTAAACGCACAAGAAGATTCATTCTTATTTAAGAATAGTATTGATGTTAAAAATAAAGTTTTACGTCCTCAACATTATACTAATTCAATCGATCTTATTCAAGGTCCAGTAGAAAATGTAGATCCAACTGCAGATCTTTCATTTGAACAACCTGAAGGAGTAAATATTAGAAAATCAAACGATATTATAACACTTGATTATGCTGAAGTTGAATGGTTAAAACAAACTTTTGCAACAAGATCTGAAAGTGTAACACCTTTCCTTGTTAGTTTCTGGCAAGGAACACTAGAACTAACTCCAGCTACTGATACTTGGATTGATACAGTAAGACTGGAAGCAAAGGTAATTGAAACTGAAGGAAATTATGCAGAAACTTTAGCAAAAGCAGTCCAAGAGCAAGGAGTTGACCCACAAACTGGGTTTGCTCCAACAATTTGGAATGCTTGGGAAACAAATTGGACAGGTCAAGATATCGTAGAAACAACGAGAACTAGATCTTCTGAGCCACCAAGATCCATTAATATTCAAGGTCCAGGAGGAAGAGGTCGATTACGTAGAAGGACTAGAACTGTTCAAGGACAATTAATAGAAGATACTTTTAGAGAAGTAAGAGACACTGGTGTAATGTCAAGAACAGGAACCAGAACAATTATCACAGAGCAGTTTGATATGACTTCTGTTGGTGATAGAGTTGTGAGTAGAGATGTTGTTCCATACATGAGATCTAGAAATGTTCAATTTATTGCAAAGAAATTGAAACCTCTAACTAGACTATATGCATTCTTCGATAATACTAATGTAACAAAATTCTGTGTACCAAAACTTCTTGAAATTTCAATGGTTTCCGGAACTTTTGAAGTTGGAGAAACAGTTATTGGCTCTGTTAGAAACACAGGAACTGGTCCAATAAGTAACAATTCACCATCTATAAGATTTAGAGTTGCACAATCTAATCATAAAGAAGGTTCTTATGATTCTCCAGATAGAGTTTATCAACTAAGTCCATATAATTCGCAACCAATCCCAGAATCTTATTCTTCAACATCTACTATTCTTAATGTAGATACTTTCTCATTATCAAATCAACCACAAGGAGATTATTTTGGTTATGTTGAACCCGATATGATTTTAGTTGGACAAACAAGTGGAGCTCAGGCTACAATAACTAATGTTAGACTAGTATCAGACATTGGTGCATATTTGAGAGGAAGTTTCTTTATTCCAGACCCAAATGTAGCAACTAATCCTAGATTTGAAACAGGAACAAGAGTTCTTACTTTTGTAAATAGCGAAACTAACACGCAAGAAACAGCTACAACAATTGCTGAAGAAGGATACGTTTCTAGCGGAACAATTGAAACGGTTCAAGAAAATATTATTTCAGTTAGAAATGCAAGAATACAGAATAAACTTGAATTTGAAGAACAAGCTGTAGCAAGAACTACTGGAACACAATTGGTAAGTAGTCGTGTAATAGGATCTACTCCAGTTCAGCAGAGAGTTAATTTTTGGTATGATCCTCTTGCACAATCTTTCCTAGTTGATGATGATACTGGAATTTATCTAACAAGATGTGATGTCTTTTTCAGATCAAAAGATGATGGTGATGTTCCAGTAACACTCCAAATTAGAACTATGAGTGGAGGTCTTCCGACACAAAAGATTCTGCCGTTCTCAGAAATAACACTAGACCCAGATCAAGTTAATGTTTCTGGAGATGGATCTGTTGCGACTTCCTTTGTTTTTGATGCTCCAGTTTATTTGGAGGGAAGGGGAACGGAATATGCAATTTGTGTTGCATCAAACTCAACAAAATATAGTGTTTATATCTCTAGAGTTGGTGAAAATGATCTAATATCAGATACTTTTATATCTAATCAGCCTTATCTTGGTTCTCTATTCAAATCACAAAATGCTTCAACTTGGGAACCAAGTCAGTGGGAAGATTTGAAGTTTACTCTGTATAGAGCAGATTTTATCGATCAAGGAACAGTTGAATTTTATAATCCACCCCTTCAGCAGGGCAATAATCAAATTCCTACTCTCCTTCCAAATTCTCTGGAAATGAATTCCAAGAGAATCAGACTGGGATTATCAACTACTTTCAATGATCCAGACCTAACTCTAGGAAATACCGTTATTCAAGTTGGAACAAATGCTACTGGAAATTTTGTAGGAACATCAGGAACAGCTGTAGGAACTTTGAATGTTATTAATTCAGGTATCGGATACACGGGACCATTTACCTACACTGGAGTTGCATTAACAACAGTAACTGGTAATGGCAGAAATGCAAAAGCAAATATTCAGGTTGGATCTGATGGAACAATTGGGTTTGCTACAATCTTTACTCCATCCGGTGGAGGTTCTGGTTATCAAATTGGAGATGTTCTTGGAATAACCACAATTGGAACAAATAACTTAGGAACTGGTGCTAGATTATCAATCACCTCAATTGGCAGCAGCAGCGAGATAGTTCTTGATAATGTTCAAGGCGAATTTGCAACTGGTATTGGTAATACTATTCAATTTATTAATAATTCAGGAATAACAACAACATTAAACTACTCAGGAATAGGAACAATAGGACCTTGGATTACAGCAACTGAAATAGTCACAGAAAATGATGGACTTCATATTAAGGTAAATCATAAAAATCATGGCATGTATAATAGTGATAACTATGTTATTATTTCAGGCACAATGCCGGACATAAAACCAACTAAGTTGACTGCAGCATATTCATCAGTTGATACTGGATCAATTTCGGTAGAAAATGGAGATAACTTCTTTACTTTTGAAAATGTAGGAGTTGGAACAACTAATGTTGGATATATTATGATTGGTGATGAAATTATTGGATTTACTACTGCAACATCAGGTTCTATAGGAGGAACGATTACTAGAGGATCTTCGCCCAGAGATTATCCAGTAGGAACACCTGTATATAAGTATGAATTGAATGGTGTTTCTTTAAGAAGAATTAATAAAACACATTACTTAGCAGATTCAACCGTATCCAATTCTATTGGATTTGATTATTACAATATTAAAATTGATATGTCATCAAACGGAGAAGATAGAACAACTTCTTCTGGACATCCTAAGTTATTCATGAATAATAAAAAGTCTGCAGGTGGAAATTCAATCAAGGCTACACAAAATATGCCATATGAAATTATTACACCATTAGTACAGAACATTACTCCTCAAGGAACAAATATTACAGCGTCAATACGAACAATTACTGGAAAGAGTTTGAGTGGTAATGAAATTCCATTTATAGACAATGGATTTGAAAATATTTCTCTTAATAGAGCTAATTACTTACCATCTACCAGATTAATTTGTTCCGATGTAAACTCTACAAACAAACTAGTAAACTTGCCTGGAAATAAATCTCTGAATTTAAGTTTGCAATTATCAACTACAGATTCTCGTTTGTCTCCAGTTGTTGACGCTCAGAGAGTTAACACAATCCTTACATCAAATAGAGTAAATAGCGTGGTTGAAAACTATGCAACAGATAGTAGAGTATCTACGATTGCAGGAGATCCAAGTGCTTTCCAGTATGTTTCAAAAGAAATGACTCTAGAAAATGCTGCAAGTTCTATTAAGATCATCACGTCTGCTCACATGAATCCATATACTGACATCAGAGCATTTTATGCTATTGGCGCAGAGCAAGGATTTGATCCTATATTTGTTCCGTTCCCAGGATGGGATAATTTGAATGATAGAGGAGAAATTATTAATCTTCAAGATAATAGTGGAAGATCTGATAGATATGTTGAATTGATACAATCTTCTTATGAGGGAACTCCTGATAATTTCCAAGAGTTTACTTTTACAAGAGATCGTCTACCATCTTTCAAATATTTTAGAGTTAAGATTATTCTTACATCAACAAGTCAAGCATATCCACCAGCATTGAGAGATCTTAGAGTAATTGCACTTGCATAATATGGAATATTTAAAAGTAAAAGATCATGTTAACTTAGTTAAAGATCCTCAGACTAATGCAGTCATTAATACAAGTAAAAGTGAATATGAGGAGTATATGAAGAGGAAAAAAGCTAGGTTATCAGAAACACAGAGAGTTGAAAGTATAGAAAATGAAGTTTCTGAAATTAGGGATGATTTAAATGAAATTAAATCTCTTTTAAAGATGTTGGTTAAAGAATCCGACTAAATATCAATATAGGGAGTTAGAGTAAATGGCACAACCATCTACCAGACAAGAACTAATAGATTATTGTAAAAGACAATTAGGATATCCTGTTCTTGAAATTAATGTTGCTGACGAACAGATTGATGATCTGGTAGATGATGCTATTCAATTTTTTCAAGAAAGACACTTTGACGGTGTATATCAAACATTTTATAAGTACAAAGTAACTCAAGATGATATTGATAGAGGAAGAGCTAGAGGTGGAAATTCAACGGTAGGAATTGCAACAACTACTGCCAGTGCATCTATTGTTGGTTCTGCCACAACTCAATTTTCATATGAAGAAAATAGTAACTATTTGCAGGTTCCTCCAAATGTTATAGGAGTTAATAAACTATTTCATTTTGATGGATCTAACACACTAACTAATAATATGTTCAGCGTGAAATATCAGTTATTCTTAAATGATATTTACTATTGGGGTTCAACTGAACTTTTAACATATTCTATGGTTAAAACATATCTAGAAGATATGGATTTTCTCTTGACAACTCAAAAGCAAATAAGATTCAATAAAAGACAAGATAGACTATATTTGGATATTGATTGGGGATCATTAGGAGTTGACGATTATCTTATTATTGATTGCTATACAACTCTCGATCCCAATGATTATTCCCGAGTTTGGAATGATTCCTTCATCAAACCATATTTGACAGCTCTCATAAAAAGACAATGGGGGCAAAATATGATGAAATTTACTGGAGTAAAACTTCCAGGTGGTGTGGAGTTAAATGGGAGACAGATGTATGATGATGCTCAAAAAGATTTGGAAATGATTATGGAGAAGATGTCAAATACTTATGAGTTACCACCACTGGATATGATTGGATAGGAAAAATGCTAAATCCTTTTTTTCTTCAAGGATCACAAACTGAGCAAAATCTTGTTCAAGATTTAATAAATGAACAACTCAGAATGTATGGAGTTGAAATTTATTATATTCCTAGAAAATATCTAACAGAAAAAACAGTAATTAGAGAAGTAATAGAATCTTCTTTCGATGAAGCTCATCCTATTGAAGCATATATTGAAAATTATGAGGGATACGGAGATAATACAACAATACTCTCAAAATTTGGTATACAAGCAACAAATGAAATAACATTAACAATTTCTAGAGATAGATTTAACACATATATTAAACCATTAACAAGGAATAAAGATAATATTAAGTTGGGCACTAGACCCAAAGAAGGAGATCTTGTTTATTTTCCTCTAGGAGACCGCTTATTTGAAATTAAATATGTAGAACATGAGCAACCGTTTTATCAACTTCAAACAACTTATGTTTATACATTAAAATGTGAGTTGTTTAGATATGAAAATGAAGTTATTGATACAAGTATTGATGAAATTGATGATGTTATTACTGGCACTCTTGGAGAATATGGAGATGATTCTGATTATGGAGGTGATGGTGGTATAGTTGGTGCTTCTGGAATGACCAGAATTTTGTCCATGGCTGGAGCCGGAACAACTGCAACAGCACAAGTAAGTTACATTAGTGATGGTGGAATTAGATCAATTATTGTATCAAATAGAGGGGGAGGTTATACATATCCTCCCGTGGTTGCAATATCATCAGCACCAGCTGGAGGAATAACTGGTATCGCCAGCGCATCTCTAATTGGAGGTATAGTTGTTTGTGAAAATAATGTTGATCCAGTAAATAAGTCTGTTCAAAGTGTCGAATTAATAAATCCTGGTGCTGGTTATACTTTAGCGCCCGGTATAAGATTTGTAGGAGATGGGGTTGGCGCAGCTGCAACAGCAACTATTGGAGATGGTATAATTGGTATTGTAAGCATAACAAATCCAGGGTCTGGATATAATAATCAAATCTTACCATCAATAACTTTTACTGGTTCATCAACAGTTTCAGCAGCTGCTACTGTGGTCGTAAGTGCTGCTGGAACAATTAGTCAAATTAGAATTACAAATGCAGGCCTTGGATATACGCAACCACCAACAATATCAATTTCTGCACCAAACTTGACTGGTATTGGAACATATCAAATAAATGAGGTTATAACTGGACAAACTTCAGGAGCGACGGCAAGGGTTGTTTCTTGGGCATCTACAAATTCAAAACTTGAAATTTATAAGCAAGCAGGTTCTTTCCAAATTGGCGAATATATTGTTGGATCAGCATCCTCCGCAAGTTACATGCTTCTTAGTTCAACATATGCGGAAGATGGATTTACTTCAAATAATGAAATTGAAACAGAGGCAGATGATATAATTGATTTTAGTGAAATAAACCCCTTTGGAATGCCTTAGTATAAATAAATTTTATAGTAAAGAACCGAAACATGTTTGAATATTTTTATAACGAAATTTTCAGAAGAACCATTATATCATTCGGTTCTCTATTCAACAATATTATTATAAAACAACAAAATTCTTCCGATGATGTCGTTAATGAGTTTGAAGTCCCTTTGGCATATGGACCAACTCAAAAATTCTTAGCAAGACTTGAACAATCGCCAGATCTGAATAAACCCGTTCAAATGACTTTGCCAAGAATGTCATTTGAATTTGTAGGACTAACTTACGATCCTTCAAGAAAGGTAACACAAACTCAAACTTTTACAAAAGGGTTAGTATCAAATAAAACTGATATTAAAAAAGTCTACATGCCAGTTCCATATAATATGGAGTTTGAATTGGCTATCATGACTAAATTAAATGATGATATGCTTCAGATTATTGAGCAGATTCTTCCATATTTTCAACCAGCATATACTCTTTCAGTTAATCTTTTAGAAACGATAGGAGAAAAAAAGGATATTCCTGTTGTTTTAGAAAATATTACTATGAATGATGATTATGAAGGAGATTTTACGACAAGAAGAGCACTTGTATATACTTTAAGATTTAGCGTAAAAACATATCTTTTTGGTCCTATATCTGCTGCAAGCAACGACATTATCAAAAAAGCAACTGTTGGATATGTTGCTGGATCTCTTGGTGGAGTTCCTCAAAGAGATTTTCAATATAGTGTTGAACCTAGAGCTATCAAAAACTATACAGGAACAATTCTCACCACACTTACTGATGATATTACAATTACAGATACTGTAATCAAAGTTGATGATATATCTACTATCACAGAAAAAACTTACTTAGATCTTGATGGTGAAGAAGTATTTGTTAAGGAAGTTTTATCTGATAGCATTTCTATTTTAAGAGGACAAGATAATACTACTATTACTTCACATTTGAGAGGTTCTCCAATTAAGTCAATTACATCATCAGATAGTGTAATAATACCAGATGGTGATGATTTCGGTTTCAGTGGTTCTTTGGAATAATATGATATGAAAAAATTTGATAATTTAAATGAAGCATTTAATGTGTCTGGAGATATTGTCTCGACTGAGGTTGTAAATCCCAATATCGAAAAAAAATCTTCTACATCTTCAGAAGATATAAAAAAAGATTATGAATATACTAGAGGAAATTTATATTCTCTTATAGAAAAGGGTCAAGAAGCAATTAATGGAATTCTTGAATTGGCTCAAGAAAGTGAGATGCCCAGAGCTTATGAAGTTGCTGGTCAATTAATTAAAAACGTTGCTGATGCTACTGATAAGTTAATGGAACTTCAGAAAAAATTAAAAGATGTCGAAGAAGAAACCACTAAAGGACCAACCAATGTAACAAATGCTCTGTTTGTTGGATCAACTGCGGAACTTTCAAAATTACTCAAAAATACAAATACAAATACAAAAATGAATGAAGATAATTCTAAAAATAAATAGTTATAACAACATTTTTCATAATCCATGGCTGCTGTAAGTGTAGTTAACTTAGTAATACAAAAAGGAACTGATTTTGAAGAGACTTTTTCTTTGACTGCCGAAGATGGTTTGGGACTTAATCTAACAGGACAAAGTGCTACTGCAAAATTGAAAAAATATCCAACTTCATCAACTTCTTATAATTTTACAACGACATTAACAGTTGCAGATAGTACTGTTAAAATTGCAATGTCGGATGATGTCACTGCAACATTACCAAGTGGGAGATGTTATTATGATATAGTTTTAACTTCTTCTGGAGGAGCAAAAAGTAAAGTACTTCAAGGAAATGTTATCGTAGAGGAGACTGCATCCACATGACCATCCAAGTAAGAGTAGCAAACAAAACAGGAGTAAAGGCAACAGTAGCATCAGGAGTAATCATGGCAAGAACTCTAGACGAACTCTTAGATGTTGATGTTTCTAATGTTGGAGATAAATATGTGATTATGTATGATGCATCTACACAGAAATATACTGCGGTAAATCCCGATGAAGTTTTATCGGCAACAGTAGAGGAACCAACATCACCAGGGTTACCGTCAGACTTTAAAGATCAATTAGACATTGATCTTGATGATCGTATTGATCTTGATGCAGGAACTTTTTAAAATCTAAATAGTAATAGAAAAAAACAAGAATAAGAAGATGTCAGCACCTGTCTTACAGTTTAAAAGAGGTCTTCTTGCTAATCTCCCTGGATTAAGGGTAGGTGAACCTGGATTTACTACAGATAGTTATGATCTGTATGTAGGTCTCACCTCCGAAACTTCAACTAACAAATTTTTAGGATCACATCGGTATTGGACTAAAAATACTGCCACAACAGGTAGTGGTGTAAATTTAGTCGAAGGTACTGACAATGGCGCATCTTTTATCACATTAAAGGCTCCAGACAGTCTTGCTGGAATTGTTACTTATACTCTTCCAGGAACTGATGGCACAAGTAACCAAGTTCTTGCAACAAATGGTTCAGGGACTCTTTCTTTTATCGATGCTGTAGCAAGTTTAGATATTGCAGGAGATAGTGGAACTGATACTGTTGATCTTCTTACAGATACATTAACATTTGCTGGCACAGATGCAGAAATTGAAACTGCAGTAACAAATAATCAGGTTCAAATTGGTCTTCCAGATAATGTTACTGTTGGTGCAGCTTTAACCGTTACAGGTTCTCTTGATGTAAATGGAACAGATCATGACATTAATGGTGCTATTGCACTAGATCATGTTACTGTTTCTGCAGGTGCTACTGTTGGTGGAACTCTAGATGTCAATGGAGATGATCATGATATCGCTGGCACAATTGCTCTTGATAATGTAGCAGTTTCG